TCTCGGCGTTTTGAATTTTCTTTCTGCGGAGCATATCTCCAAGTTTCATCCCGGATACAGAAATCATTAAATCAGTACCATCTTTATTTTCCCTGTACTGTTTAATGCCTACCTGTGCATACATTATGCATCACCATTTTTCCCTGCATTAGCCGCAATCGTAACTTCAAGTTTTCTCATGCATTTATTCCACTGGTTAATATCAAGTTCCTGTAACGTATTTACATGGAACAACTCCACAATCACTTCCATTGATACATCCGCTTCTTCTAATTTTTTGAGCAGGACCTGGTATTTTACATCATCAATCTTCTGAGACGGATACTGCTTAAACACAATATTCATGTCCTGATCTACAATCTCAAGCTCATTAATCTTCCCATCCGATGAATATGTAATAAGATTTACAAAAAACTTATCTCTGGTAGAAGATTTACCATTTTTGTCAATTTTAATATTGCAGTTGGCCGCTGGTATCCATATAAACGGTGCTGTATACAATTCTCTTCCGATACCATGCTTTACACATGCTCTTTTAAATGCGTCTGAAGCACGTCCTTTTTCTTTTGCTGTATAAGATGCAGTTCCTACATCCTCTTTAGAGATCCACATCTCCTTTGCTTCGTCCCATGCGGAAATAATACAATATAAATCTCCGTCAATTACTTCATATCTGTCCTGCCATCCAAGCGGTCCATACTTCTCATCAAGCCTTTTCTGGCCGTCTCTAGAAGTGACATATAACAACAACGACAAACCTTTTTCAGAGATCTGCTGTACTCTGCAACTGATTTCATTAGCATTTAAAAAATTACTTTCCATTCAAAATACCTCTCAATCTTCAATAAGTACTCTCATATCATCCAAACAGCGGTCACAGTAATAATCTCCCCTAATCTGCACGGCAGAATCTTCCTGGATGTGCTCACCGCAGCAAATGCATTTCGGCCTAGTCGACATCCATTGTTCCTGATCTACGTCCTTTCGTTCAAATAAGTCATAACTGTCCGGTATATATTCCATCAGTACACCTCATAACGCTCATGCTTTTCGATTCTAAGGACATCATCGTTACTCACT